AGGGTTAACGGCTACCCATGCTGCACGCTGAGCATCAACATCAACAGAGCAAACGTTACTGTAATCGCTGTCAAGTACATCCTCGTCGGCAAGCGTTTTGAAATAACTGTTGATGGCTGAAATCAAAATCACCTGATTGTCGTACTTGTTTTTGTACTGCCCGATAAACGAATTCTTGAAAGTGTCACGAATGTCGTCGAGCATCATGTCCATGGCGACCACAATACAGACCTGTTTCATGTCCTCGGTGTCGTTTGCGTCAAGAGTGGTAAGACTGTTTACCCCTGCTCCAATCCTAACATCGCCACTGTCATTGATAAGCACAAGCTGACCGTTGTTGATGGCGGTATCGCTATTGGCGACCTCCGTCACGTTTGTAAGATTAGGACAAATATAATAAGTAACCGACTTCGACAGGCTTATTCCGGCAAATATGCCAAGCAGAGTTGAAATATACCGCTCGCCTGTAACCTGGCCTCTTGAATCAGAAAACGTTACATTGCTGTTGACGAAATCGACGACATGCTTGCAGTTCGGTGCGGTCGTTGCGTTGTAAACTATCGCCTTGTAGGTCTTTTTAAGGGTCTCCTGTGATTTTATCCATGTCGCCACGGCGTCGCTGTCGCCGGTTATGCTCTCCGCAACACCTATCCAGTCAAGGTCAAGGGTAGCAACGATTGTCAGAGCGTCGGCGATCGCACCGCTTGCGCCTATTCTAATTACTGTGACCGATGTAGGAGCACCAACAAAGCAATCAGTTATAAACTGTACATTTGCCGCCGTGAATTTTGCGCTTTCTATGTCGCTTGCAAGGGTGTATGTAACTGTGCTGAATGTAACGTTGGTGTCGTCACGAATAATAAGTCCGACCTTTCCGCCGGACTCGTTCGTGACCGATGCACTTGCTGCCTGTTTAAAGGCGATGTCTATGCTAGGCTGTCCCATAAATTTATCATACCTTTCTAACTAATATCGAGTTCTTCCATGTCCTCGGTGTTGTCATTTGCAGTTGACTGCACGGTGCCCGGGAACGGCTCGTCAGAAATGTCCTCGATGGTGTAAAGTTCCATTGTGCAGATAAGTGCGCCGCCGTTAACCGTAAAATCCAGTTCTGCTATATCAATAATAAAGCTGTCATTCACGGCGAGGTATTCTAAAAAAATGTCTTCAAGATACCCTTGCACCGCAATGATTTCTTCTTTGTAAACCGATATATCAGACGCAAAATAGTATATCTTTGCCGAAAGCGTCCGCTCCTTGCAGACGGCATTGAACCGCCCTGCCTTGTTTGAATCAAATTCAAGAAAAAACGACGGTCTTGTAACCTTTTCTTTTATATCGGTCATAGCAAAAGAGATGGCACTGTAAAGCGTTCCCACCAATCCATTTGTCACCTGCGTGATTATGGCGTTGCTGATGTCTTTTAGCGTAATCATTACGTCAGCAGCTCCTTTATAACATCCATAGTCAGGGTTTCGCAGTCGTCAAAATACTGCGGCTCAAATTCTTTCTCGGCGTCTTCCATAAAGTGAAAGCCGGGAATAAATTTTTCGTTGCCGCCCTGCCCTTCGTGCGGTGTCCACATCCAGCCGTCATTTAAAAGGTGGGCGTGCGGGGCGGAGTTGAAGGCTCTCACAGATAAAACGCCTTTGTATTTATATACCTTGCCGGATTTGAAACCTTTAATCAAATTACCGGTTCTGCTTTCAATACCCTTGGTTTTAAATACACTGACGTCAACCTTTCGGAGTTTGCCAGCTTCGGTTTTCAAAAACTTTTTGCTCTTTGACGGCATTGTGTCGTTGGCTACCGTCATCATCTTCTGAACCATCCTGTCAAGCTCCGATATATCAAACCCATCTGCCATATCCGCACCCCTTTATTCCAGTTTTGATTTAACAAAAATATCCCAGTATTCATCTTCTTTGAAATCCGGCTGAAAATATTCGACATCATAGCGAATACCCTGATACATAAAATACATGCCTGTATTCAAGTCGGGTATTGACCGCTTGCGGCATCTTACCCGCTGCTGCACTGTCGAGTATTCTGTTCCTGTCGGCTGTGCCAGCGTCGAGCCTGTCAGCTGTGCGGGTAAGAACCACACAAACAAACTCTTGATTTTCTGCGGCTTTGTTCCCTTTTCGCCAAGGCTGTTGGTATACGGCACACCGCCGTAAAGGTCGACCTTGTTTCTCAGATTGCCGCCTATCACGCTCATGTGTCGTCCTCCGCAGGGTACTGCAATTGCATCATAATTGACTGGAGGGTAAACCGAACCTTGTCAGAACATTTAGCGTCCTGCATAAGGTCACGGTCGTCGTACCAGTCTTTAATCAGCACACGGCAGTAAAGCGTCGCCAAAGGGTTAGTGCTGTCAAAACTAACCCCTGTGGCGTTGAACAGATAACTTTCGGCGGCGTCAATGAGCGTCTGAATGTCGGCATCATCGTCGTCATAATCGACACGAAGCCATGACTTCACGTCATCAAGCGTAACTATCATAAATTACCTCAGCTGATTGCAATTTCACCGTAAATATACGCCTTGTCGCTTGCGTCAACCTGTATGCAGTCAATGTAGGTGATAATGCGGGCGACAGTAACGTTGCTCAGGAAGCCGACCGACTTGTCAGAAGTAAACGAATACATGCCGTTGCCGCAGAATTTCACAGCGTCCTGCAAATCGCCGTAAATTATCGGGGCGTTTGTGCCGTCGTTCTGCAGCATGGTGTTGTCAAAAACAATCACAGGGTAGCCCATGAACACCTTTTGCGTCGGGTTTGTGGGGTTCGGCTGAAGAATTGGTCTTCCAAAACCATCGAGAGCCTCATCGAGCATGTCAAAACCGCTCTGATTGGTTACAATAACCATGTTAGACTTTACGCCTTCGTTAAGGTCGACGTTGATTGATTTTTTCAGTGCCTTCCAGTCGGCAAGTGTTTTTGTGGTCTTGCCGGTCTTGATTGCCGCAAGTCCGAGGGTATTCTGTGTCACGCAGAGTTTGCGGGCGAAAACTTCCGCAACATAGGCGATAAGGTCGTTGTCTGTCAAGCCGAGCAAAGTGTTCGACAGGCTGATAAACCCCGCCTTTTCTTTAAGGCTGAAAGACACACTTTTGAACTTGATGTCAGAAATATCGCCGACAGGCGTACCGTCCGCAAAGTCAACAAGCGCCGCTACTGTTTCAAAGGATTCAACAGGGAATGTGCCTGTGAGCGCCGTTACAGGCATATAGCCCAAAACGTCAGTAAGGCTCTTGTACTGCCTGACAAGCTTTGTAATCCTCGTTACAATCTCGATAGGGAGTATGTAACCCTCGCCGTTTGTTCCGCCCACAAGAAGGGCGTTCTCTGCTTCTGTCAGCGGCTTGCCCAGTGTCTGCTTGATTACAGCTCTAATGCCGTTTGCGGTTGTTGCGGCGGGTGTCGGCGTTGTGACCGGAATGGTTGTGCCTGCTCCCTGTGCTGCTGCCTGTGCCTCCTCGGCTTCCTGCATTTCTGCAAGTTCGATTTGCGCTTTAAGATTTTTGATTTCCTCAATACTTGCCTTGATTTCGTCAGCTTTTTCCAGTTTTTCAGCTTTTGCTTTCGCTTCTGCGAGTTTTGCCTTGAGTTCGTCACTTCTTAACATAGTTATTCTCCGTTCTGTTTAATTTGGATATAAAAAAGGAATGTACATTTTATGCACATTCCAACGCCAGCTTAGCTTTTAAGAGTTCCATTTCAGCGGTTTCTTTGCCGTCAGGGTCTTCCGGCGGTGCAGCCGCTTGAACCAGTTCTTGGGGAACATTTTTGTAATTGCTCAAATTGCTGATACTCGCCGCGGCTTTATTCCCCTCGGTCACATCGATATTGAAATAATTCGCGGCGTCCTTGCCATTCAGCCACGTTTCGTTGCTAACCATATTCTTAATGTCGTTTATATCTGTGCCGTCTTTCATGTTGTCGGCGTAGACATTCAGAATACCCTCATCTATCGTGTCGAGGTCGTCCGCCATTTTCCGCATGTCATCGGCGTTGCCCATCGCGATATTCCATGCTTTGTGGATCATCAAAAAAGCGTTGGACGGCATCACGATTTTGTCACCGGCCATGGCGATAACGCTCGCAATGCTCGCCGCCAGTCCGTCAACATACACTGTTTTCTGAGCAGGGCACCGTTTGAGCATATTGTAGATGGCAAGCCCCGCAAATA